AAAGTCATCATCAATGACGCTGAAAGTTTTACCAATCCAGGAGAAGTCGGGAACTTCATTTACCTCATTGACCCACTTTGGAAAAGTTGGAATCTCTGAACGAACCTGGTCAATTGCTGAACAGATTGCTTCAATTTCTCTATCATAATACTTAACTTCTGGAAGGTTGGTTACTTCTGTTTGAAGAGTATCAATTCTATCTTCAATTGCATCAACCTGCTCATCATAATACTTGACCTCTGGAAGGTCTTTGATATGCTCTCTGACAAGATCAATCTGCTCACAGATTGCTTCAACTTCTTTTTCGTAATATCTTACTTCTGGAACTTCTGGAATCTCATCTCTAACTCTAGAGATTTGTTCTGCAAGATCTTCAAGTTCTTTATCGTAATATTTAATTTCTGGAATGTCAGGAATATCTGCCCTAACATCATTAACCATCTTAACCAGTTCTGGCCAAGGTGGAACAATATCTTCTACTTCTGTAAACGAATTACCCTCTGCGTCCTCAATCGTTTGAGTTGCTTCAGTTAATATCTCTTCTTTCTTTTCAACATATTCTTCTACAGAAGGAAGTTCCTCTTTATTCTCTTCTGTAATAAAATCCTTAATAGAAGGGAGGTTATCATCTCCATTAAAATCTTCTATTGACGGCAACTCATCCTTAGACATTTTATTAGTAACAGGGGTACTTCGGAATTTTTCTTCCTGTCTTATTTATTAAAATATTTAAGTGGTGATACCAGCAGTGACAAATGCCATTCCTTCTACAAGACGAGAAACTGTTCCTATTCCAGAAACAATTTTTACATCGTAGTAATATCTACCAGCGTCAAGACCAACTGTTACTCCAGAAGTCATTGCAACAGAAACTTGACCAGAAGAACTTGTAATACCTACTGTAAAGTCGCTGGAAGATGTTGCACCTGGATGCTTCTTTATCTTAGCAGATCCAGTGTATCCAGTTAAATCTCTTGCAGAACCATCAGTCTCTTTTGCGGTAAAAACCTGACTGAAATCTGCACCTTGTGGTATTGTTATATTTACTGCAGGAGTTGCTGCCATCGTCTTTTTTTAACTATTTATCCTCTGTTTTTTGCTGCTTGAGCATCTTAGATAACTCAGCAGTAGAACCAACAAACAATGCATTGGTAACATTTGTAGGTCCTTTGACACTTTCTTCTTCTACATCCTTCAACTTCTTCTGTAAGTCCATCAACTTATCGGTTGCATCGGAAACATTCTTGATAAGTTGTCCTGCAACTTCATAAGCTCTTGGCATCTCACTTTCTTGTGCTAACTCAAGAATGCCATTGATTGCTTCTTGCCCTTTTTCAATAATACTATAAAGGTTGCCCCTAGTATATTCGTAGTCTTTTCTGATATCATCAGGAGGTGTTGGCGTCTTTTCTACTTTATTTGAAACAACCTCTGCATCAGTTGCTTTGGGAACAATATCCCCAGCAACATTAAAAGTATCATTCAAGTCGTCAAATTTGTTTGCCATAAAAATTAGAACCCATCAAATCCAAAGTTATCGCCAAACTCAATAAGGTCGGCATCAGCAGCAGTAATTAACTTAATATCTGTTCCCAACACATGGTTGCTAGGAGTCGTAGAGTCATATCCTCTTTCTACTGTAATCTTAGTTCCAGACTTAGATGCAACGCGGAAGTTCTCATCATCGATGACAAGAACTCCACCAACTGCAATGGAGGATGCATCACTGACTTGTAAAACAGTCGCAATTTCTGTAATGTCAGCAGAGAGCGATGCTACAACATTATTTGTATAACTTTCTGTTGCTCTTGGTTGAACACTGTATGTAAATTCTCTGGATGGTGTGTCTGTTCTGTCTCCAGTAACATAACCAACAGTAACTTTCTTGATAATATCCTTGGAAGGATCGGAAATAGGACCAAACAGATAAGACTTTGCAGTAAATCTTAAAGTATAGATGAGAGATCTTCTTGTCTGATAGTTACCTTCATAGTCATCAGACATTGTGATACCTTCAAATACCACAGGAATATCTCTTTTTTCACCTATCTGATCTACGAGATCAACAGTCAAATTATATGCTGGTTGGAAATATGGTAAGATCTGCTCCACGATTTGAAGCATGTCATCATTTAATTTTGTATATACGCTTAACTCAAAAGACATATTATATGGCACAGGCATATATGTCTTTCTTGGTTTCTTTTTATCGCTGTTAAGTCCAGCAATAAATGTTTGAGTAGAAGTTACTTTTCTTGATGGGTCATAACTCAAACCAATCATCTCAAAAGACATTCTTGGCAGAGACAATTGTGTTGGTTTATTCAGGTCTGCAGCCTGTTCCAGTCTGGCAAGAAACTTTTGGGTAGGACCATATGCAAGCGGAACTTTCATTTCGCTTACAGTATTATCGGAAGAATCCGTATGACGGATATTAATATCATTGAAGAGTGTTCCGAATCCAATGACGGTTCTTCTTAATATTTCGTGGTAAAAATACTCAAACATTTTTCAACCGATACGATATACTATTTAGGAAGGAGTTCCAAATGGGTTACCTTCGGTGAAATCAAGGATAGAATCGCCCTCAGTTTCAAAGATATCATTTTGAGCATATGGATCCACAAGGTTATTTGTATTGACAATTCTGACTTTGTAAGTAGCACCTGAGGATGAACCCATAATAATGTCTCCTGGTACAAAGTCTCCATCTAAGTTTCCAAGTTCTAACGTAGTGGTTGTTGAATCCCACTCTCTCACTCTAGCAGTGCTTCCACTTACGCTTCCGGTAACAACTTCATTATATGCAAATGTACCGATACCAATGGTAGAACCCATACCGATTGGGTTTGCAATAGACACTGTTGGTGCAGTACTATATCCAAGACCCGCATTTGTGATATAAACTGCTGTAACGATACCAGCACCGTTTATATACGAATGTGCTGTAGCAGATGCTGTAGTAACACCTGATAGGAAAACTTCGTTTGTAAAGGTTACTTGTGGTGATGTAGTGTATCCAGAACCACCACCAGTTACAGTGACTATTCCTATAACACCATCTCCAATGGTCGCTGTAGCTGCCGCTCCTGCCCCTCCACCACCGAAGAACGCTACTGCTGGTGGGACAGTATAACCATACCCCGCATTTACTACTTCTACTCCTTGAACCTTAGAATCTGATTTATCTCCACTACAATCAACTAAGTCTCCAATCATTGTTGCAACACCAACAGCGGTTAACCCACCAGATGGTGCCGAAGATATAGCAACTCTAGGTGCAGATGAATATCCATCGCCTCTATTTGAAAGCGTGAAGAATCTAACACCACCATTGACAATGTAAGTATTTGCTGTTGCAGTTGAAGCAGTGCCAACGAGAGTTAATGTTTGAATATAACCTTCATCTTTAATATTATCATCAATTTGCTCAACTCCTGTATCAAGAACTTCATCTTCATATCTGAACAGTTCGCAAGTCAGTTCATAGACGTAGTTCTTTTGAAGTTGATAGAATGGTTTTTCATGTTCTACGAACTTGATTTCAAATAACCTATCTCCCAAAGGAAAATATACTAAGTCTCCTTCTTTTGGTCTAGTTGCAAGTTCAATGTTTGGTAAATTTTTTGTAAGCGGAGTGATATACTCTTCAAATCTTTCTTTTGAAATTGTAAGAGTTAGGTCATCAAGTGGTTGAACGCCAAACTTAGATAAGATAGTTCCCTGTCCTTCATATCCCTCATAAGTGTTTACATATGCCTCAAGAGGATATGCATCATCAAATTTTGACTCAATAACCTCTCTTATTATTGTGTTCGTCGTAGCATATTTTCTTGGAATATAATATATCTCAACTCCGTACATACGAAGTTGTTCATTTATTAAGTCTTGTATTAAAGACTGTTCTGTTGAGGAACCTTGTTGAAAAAATGGGTTAAGCATATCATCCGATCATATCTAATGGTGGAAGTTCATATGTATTGGACATTCTTTCCATTAACTGGTCAAGTTCTCTTTGAGCATCATCATATATTTGTCTTCCATTTAGTTCAATGCCACCAGGGAGTTTTACTCCTTGGAACTTGATAAGGTTTTGTCCCCACTGTTTCTTAATTAGGATAGTAAGATATTTCTTAAGGAAAGAGTCGTTATAAACTCTAGTAAAATCATTTGGATCTAAAAGTCTCCAGCAGTCAATGACAATATATTGTCCAACTGATGCACTTGCCCAGTCAATATCCAAATATAGTCTATCCATTCTTTGGTTAAACCTTATTTGTTTTTCAGTAGTAAGCAAAAAGTCAATATCCTCAAGATATGTTTTAGTCATTGCATAGGTCAACATTTCTGTTGAACCCCAGAAGTAAATATCATTCAAGAACAACTGATACTTAACACTGAACATATTGTTCGAGATGCTATTAGTACCATCAAACTTAAATATTTTATTCACTCCAATGATAGAAGGAGGAACTTGAAGATAGTTGCTATTTTCGTCAAAACTAAAAGTAGTTGCAGCACCAACTATCGTTGTAGTTGCAGTTGTGGTTGCAATACCAACATTGCCTCTACCTCTATCAATATCTTCTTGAGTAATCTCATACTTTAAGTAAGTTTGAGATACTCCATCAAAGTGTCTTTCGTGAAAATATTGCAGCGCATCATCTACTAAGTCATCAATTTGCTCATCAGCAACATTGATTTCTAATACAGGGGCACCAAGTTGCCTTTTGCAATAATCTACTAATTCTTGTCTAGATGATGGTTGCGCCATTTCTACAACTTATCCTGTAATATTTAGGGTTTATTTGCTAGAGATCTCAACAGATCTTTAATCTCATCGAGATCATTCTTCATATTTGAAACATCACTCTCAAGTTGCTGCATTCGTTCAACTTCAGATTTTTTGATATTTCTGAGAGTAATATAGTTTTCATACTCCGTTTTATTTGTATTCAATATTGCGTTCGTTTGCTCATCACGGACTAAATTTTTATTCCCTTCAACTTTTGAATATCTCATATCAAGCAAGTGCAATAACTCTAAAGTCTCTGAATCTTGGTGGGAATGCTTGGTTTGTAGAAGAACCAATCAACTTAATACTAAAGTATCTGAATGGTGCCAGGTTATCAACATTCCACTCATAGTCGCGGAAGATTGCTGGGGGACTATCAAAACTTAAAACATCAGTTTTCGGTGTCTTCTTATCTGGAGTACCATCACTCAGTGAAGGATTATCTACTTGACCTAAACTATTCAAGTTTTCATAACCTGGGAATGGATAGTAAATCGCTTCTTCAGATGGATCATTTTGGATAGCGTATAATGCTCTCAAGTCACTAGAAGTATTGACATAAGCAGCAACCATACATCTCAGTGAAGTAGCAGGTACTTCAAGTGAAATAGTGCTAGTAGCATAAACAAATGCTGATGGATCTTCTCTGAGTGTTGCAACTCTATTATCAGTTGCATAGTTTTCGATGGGACTGTTGACTCTATTGGTTACCAGAATCATTGCTGCTCTATCCAAGTCAACGATTGGAGATAGAACTGGATTTGCAGAGGCAAGTTTAAGGTTAACATTCAATGACTTGTTACCTGGAAGAGTATCAAGCCTTTCATCTTCATTTACTTTAGAAGCAATAAGTCTTGGTGAATTATAATAGTTGTTAGAATTGAGGTTAATATCATTGAATCCTTTATCAATGAAGGAGAACTCTTCACCATCAACACTGGTTCCAGATATTGTTCTGGTTTTTGCACTGACGTTTGTGCCATTAAGAGACATCACTTGAATATTTGGTCTTACAATCTCATATTGAATATTCTGAGTTGCATTGACTGTACTGCCGCCAGTAGATTTAGTCTCATTAATATACAATTTAGGGAATGATGTTCCAACACTTCTATCAACTTGTCCATTTGGCAATGGATCAGTCTTACCATCTTGTGACATATTAATCTTGACGTGGTAATAATCAAGATCAATATCATCAGTAACAATTGAGTCTTGAAGAGTGTGATTCTTATTAACTCTTCTTAGCGAAACACCATCAATTTCATACTTATAGACTAGTGTACCTTGAGTATAAGTGAATGCTTTTGTCTGGTCTATTTCTCTGGTTACACCTGTCAGAGTGTTAGCAGTAACACCTTCATATGCAATGATTTCTTCACCGATCAAGACATATCCAGGGTTAGTGCTACTTACTCCAACATTTTCAAACGTTGAATAACTTACAGTTTCATTTACAGGAATATCTCCAGTATCAGTGTTACTGTAACCCGAAGTTAGCTTAATTGGTTTTACTTCACCAAATACGCCAGATATTGTTACGATATTTTCACCAGCGTGCATTCCATGGTTCTTGTGGTTGACTTTGAAGTGCAGACCATCAGATACTGACTGAATACCATCAGCAGGAATAATTACATTTGCACCAATAGATGCATTGAGTGAGGTTGTAACTCCCGAACTATTTGTATATTGAACAGTGCTTGCCGCACCAGTAATAAAGTCTCCTTGAACGTTATCAAGTAACAGTTCATTGACACCACTTAAACCTCGAACTGATAACTGTAAGTTTCTTCCGAGTGCCTGTGAACCAATCTGTGTTGCTGTTAGGACATCACCAGTAACATATCCAGTACCACCATTTCTTATTGTTGCAGCAACTGCTACTCCGTTGGTAACAGTAATATCCGCTGTTGCATCTCTACCTGTTCCAGTAATGCTTGTCAAAGCAACACCAGTATAAACAGCATTTCCAAGAGATGGTGTGAAACCAATACCTGCATTAATAATTCTCAGGTTTCCAGTTGAAGTTCCAGCAGAACCAACGTAGTTGCCCGTCGCATTTGATGCTAGCTGAAGAACTGTGTTTCCAAGTTGAAGACCACTATCCTGAACTGTGGTTCCTAAACCAACTCTAATTCTTTTTGAGGAAAACTCCAGTGAGTCTGGCAGTAACGTTGGAATCTGACCATTACCAACTCCAAGTTCTGGGTTATATAAATTGAAGTTGCCAGATGACTCTGTAAAGTTTGCTCTATAAAGGGTGAATTTTAAGTCTTCATATGGTGCTTCGTTCCAAGTAGAAGCATTTTGAGACTTAAACAACCCACCAAGGAGGGGTTGTTTTGCTACAAAGATTTGTTTGGACTCTGGTCCAGACTGAGTTGTAATATCAATTTCACCTAACTTAGAAACCCAAACATTATACATGTCAGAGTTTGAAAGAATGACAACAGAATGGAATGTATCCCCTTTCAAATAAACTGGAGATTCAAATGTTACCCTATGAGGAACAGTTGCATCATCTGAAAGTTCAATGTCTTTTGGATCAATGACAACTTCACTAAAAGGATACAACTTTGCTGTAGGCAGACCTAACGACATTGGTCTGAGTTGAACCGTTACTGGTAAAGTCTCATCTTTTGAATAAAAGAACAAATCAATAGAGGTTACGAAGATACCTGTTGGTTCCTCAACATAAAATGATTGTGCTAGTGGATCTACGACTCTCATTGTATTATAGGGTTCCTTATTTTGTTATTTATCTTGTTTAAGTTGATCTATTTCCTGTTTTAACTCTTTTATTGCTTCAATCATAACAGGAATGAGTTGAATGTAATCGACACGAAGATAACCATCATTACCTTTCATAACCATCTCAGGAAATTCCTTTTGAACTTCCTGAGCTAATACTCCATATTCGACTCCAGTTGCGCCAGTCAAGTTTTTCATATTTTCATTCCAATCATATCTATTTCCACTTAGATTCATTATCTTCTCTATCATTGTCAAAGAGTCATATTCATCAATCTATTTAGAGCATTATCAATAGGAGTAATATTCTTCTTAAGGTTGATGTCACTTGCCCAAGCTGCTGCCCATGGACCCACAATAGTGCCAGGTCGCGCCATCCAAGCTCTAATAGATGATGGTGAGTATCCATCTGCTACCGC